TTAAAGATTGCTGTATTATCTTTACAGGCTGGTTTTACTGCTTTAAAATTAGCATACGAAAAAGTATTTGGAGATGACGAAGGCGTTGAAAAGGCTAAAAAAGACCTTGACGAAATAGGGGTTAAACTAAAAGAAACCGCAGAAGATAGTGTAGAGCAAGGAAAAAAAGTAATTAAAAACGTAGGCGAAGCGGTTGGAGAGGTTGTCGATGGTGTTACTATATTAGCTAAAGATGGTGCGAAAGCTATTAGCGAAATAGACGCAAAAGCAGCATTTTCACAAGCCGAAGCAATTACAAGGAATAAAAAGAACTTTGAATTATTAGCGTTACAACAAGCACGTTTACAATTGTCTTTTCAAAACCAAGCAGAACTTGAAAGACAAGTCAGAGATGATACAAGTAAAAGTTTAGCTGAAAGAATAAAAGCAAATGACAATTTAGGTAAAATATTAGATAAACAATTTCAAGCAGAAAAGGCAACTATCCAAGCAAGAATACAAGGTTTATTGCAAGAGCAAAAATTGTTAGGATTTTCACAAGAAAGATACAACGAAATATACCAACTTCAAACAGATTTAATAGATGTTGAAGAAAGGTTAAACGGTGCAAGGTCAGAACAATTAGTAAACACAACAGGTTTATTACAAGAGCAAAACGACCTTTTACAAAGTCAAAAAGATACTCAAAACGAAATTGCAGTTGCACAAAAAGAATTTGATGCAGAGCAACAAGAAACAGAACTTTTAAAACTTGAAAAGCTAAAAGAGAAAATCGCTTTAGAAGAGCAAATTGCATTAGAGGAAATAGAACGTAAAAGAGAGCTTTACGCTTTAGATACTCAAAACCGAGTTGATGCAGAAAACGAATACGCATTAAAAAAACAAGAGTTAGACCAAGCAACACTTTTAAACTCTAAAGCAATAAAAGCAGAAGAGGAAAGAATTGCTAAAGAAAAAGCAGATGATGAAATAAAATACAGACAAGCTGTAAAAGATGCAACTATTTCTTTAGCAGGTCAAACTTTAGATTTATTAGGAAGTTTAGCGAAAGAGGGCGGTGCATTGGCTAAAGGTGTAGCAGTTGCACAAGCTGTAATGTCAACTTATCAAGGTATTAACAAAGCATTAGCAGAAACAACAGACGTTACACCAACGCAAACTTTAAGGTTTGCAAATGCAGCCGCAGTAGGTGTAGCAGGTTTGTTAAATGTTAAAAAGATTTTAAGTACTAAACCAATTGAAACTGGAGGCGGTTCCGTTAGTGGTTCAAGTAGTCAAACAGCACCAGCAGCCCCGAGTTTTAATTTAGTGCAAGGCACAGGAAGTAACCAAATAGCAGAAAGTTTAGCAACTGAAAGACAACCATTACAGGCTTATGTAGTAGCTTCAAACGTAACAAGTGCACAAGAATTAGACAGAAATGCTATTAATGAAGGAAGTATAGGATAATTTAAAATAAGTCTAAATAAAAATAGTAGTTAATTTTTGTAACAAAACCAAAATAAATTAGTTTAATAAATATGAAAACGTACGAAGCAGTTTTTAATGAGGAAGAGGTTAGCGGTGTTTACGCTATTTCTTTAGTTGAAAGTCCAGCAATGGAGGGTAATTTTATTGCATTAAGTAAGCAAGAGGAAATTCAGTTTAAAGAAGTAGATGCTGAACAACGTATCTTAATGGGTTTAGTTTTAGAACCTAATAAACCTATTTACAGAAATCAAAATGGCGAAGAGTTTAACATTGTATTTTCAGAGCAAACAATAAAAGAATTATCTTATAATTTCTTTAAACAAAAACACCAAAGCAATAGTACAATAGAACACGATACTAAACAAAAAATTGCAGGTGTTACATTTACCGAAAGTTGGATAGTTGAAAACCCAACAAACGACAAATCAAATAATTTTGGTTTTAGTTATCCGAAAGGTAGTTGGGTTGCAGTTATGAAAGTTGACGACCCTGCAATATGGGATGGCTATGTTAAAACTGGTAAAGTGAAAGGTTTTAGCATTGATGCAATGTTATCTTTAAAAGAAGTAAATTTAAAAAGTGAAGTAAATATGTCAAATCAAATTGTAGAAGCTATACAAAAAGGTTTTGAAATGGTCTTTAATAAAGAGACTAAAGTAGGAATTACAATGGGTAGCGTAAAAGCCAAAGACGGTTCGATTGATTTCGAGTACGAGGGCGAAGAATTAGCACAAGGTGTTGCTATTTGGGTAACTATGCCAGACAGCACAAAAATGCCTTTACCAGTCGGAGAACACGAAACAGACGACAACAGAGTTATAGTTGTTGCAGAAGAGGGAATTGTTGCAGAGGTTAAAGATGCAATAGTTGAAGAAGAAGCACCTGCTGAAGTACCTGCTGAACCTGCTCAAATGGCACAGCCTAACAATGATGCACAGGCAGAAGCAATTGCAAACGCTGTTAAATCGGTTTTAATTAAGTATTCTGAACAATGGGATGCTAAATTTTCAGAGTTAACAAAATCAAACGAAGAATTAAAAGCAGAGGTTTTAGAATTGTCTAAACAACCAGCTGCAAAACCTATTAAATCAGTACCTACACAAGTAGGAACAAAATTAACATTAACACAAAGAATTCAAAACAAATTGTAATTATGGCAACAACTTTAAATGTAACAACAAACTTTGTAGGAGAAGTAGCAGGAGAATATATCGCTGAAATGATTAAAGAAGCGAATACTATTTCTGAAAACTTGGTGACAGTATTACCAAACGTGGTTTCTCCACAATTTATTAGAAAAGTAGAAACTGCTGACGGCTTTGTTGACTACTCTTGCGGGTTTACTCCTGCGGGTTCTATTACTCTTTCTGAAAAAGAGTTAGCACCTAAAAAAGTAAAATGGGATTCTGAACTTTGTAAAGAAGATTTCAGACAATTATGGACTTCTGCTCAAATGGGTTTCTCTGCTCACAACGATAGCTTACCACAAACAGAACAAGCTGCTATTTTAGCTGATATGGGTAAAAGAATTGCTCGTAAAGTTGATGTAGATATTTGGGAAGGTGCTTCTGCTACAAACGGAGAGTTTGGAGGTTTAATTCCTGCTTTAGTCGCTGATGCTGACGTTATCGACGTAGCTACTCCTGTAGCAATCACTTCTGCAAATGTTGAAGCAGAAGTAGGTAAATTTATTGACGCTATTCCAGATGAAGTTTTAGGTTCTGACGGTTTAGTAATGGGTGTTTCTACAAACGTAATAAGAGCATTAAGAAGAGCTTACGGAACACAAGCGAGAGCAAACGGAACTTTCTTAAAACCGTCTGAATTTGATTTTGAAGGTTATACTTTAACTGAAATCAAAGGGTTAAACTCTAATACAATGGTTGCTTATAACAAGAACCAAGTATTTTTCGGAACAGGTTTAACTGCTGACTTTAACGAAATTAAAGTTAAAGATATGGACGAAACAGATTTATCTGGTACTGTAAGAATGAAAGTTGTATTTACAGGTGGTGTGCAATATGCTTACGGTGGAGAAATCGTACTTTATAGAGCATAATTAAAATTAATAACATAACCGCTCATTAACTTGGGCGGTTTTTAAAACCTTATACAATATGGCGTGTGATATTACACAGGGTAGAGCTAAAGTTTGTAAAGATGGCGTTGGGGGTACTTCAAAATTATATTTATTTAATTATTTAGAAGATGCCTTTACAATTGCTAACGGAGAAGCTACAGCTATAAACCCTTCATTATTAGAGGCGTTTGAATACGAATTAGAAGGAGACGGAAATATTTTTGCTGAAAATAAAGTTTCAGACAGAAACACAGGAACTTCTATAAATACTCAAACACTTACTATTGTTCTTAAAAAAATGGATGCTGCTACAAGTGCAGAATTTAATTTATTAACTGCTGGTTATCCAATGGCAGTAATTAAGGATAGAAACGGAAATTATAAAGCAGTTGGAATTGACGATGGTATCGACTTTACAGTTGATGCAACAACAGGAGGGGCAAAAGCAGATTTAAACGGATATACTTTAACAGGTACTTCTACTACTAAATTGTTAGCACCTACTTTAGATAGTGCAACAGTTACAGCATTTTTAGCTTTAGTATAATAATACTTTTTTATTAAAATTAAACCCTACTTATTAAGTGGGGTTTTTTATTTATAAAAACTTTGTAACAAAATCAAAACAATTTAGTTTTAATAGTATGAAAGTTGTAAATCCAAGGAACATAAGTCATAATATAACATTAATTACAAGGTTTTTACCAGTTGGTACTTTATCTTTTAATTTATACAATGAAGCTACAAAAGAAGAAAACACAATTTCAATAAGTGAAAATGGAATTTCTTTTAATGATTTTTATATATTAGATAATGGTTATACTTTTTTAATTTTTGATTTTTCATTTGAAAAAAACCAAAGATTTAGAATAACATTAACTGATAGTAACGAAAATATTTTATATAGAGGCAAACTATTGGCAATAATAGAAGAAACGCAAAATTATCAAACAGATAACGAAGAATATTATTATGAGTAACGATATACGATTAATACAATTAAATAACTATGTACGCCCTAAATTAGTTGAGAATAAAAGCAAAGGTTGGGTTTTAAATGGTAGAGATAACGAGTTTTATAATTACTTAATTGACAGAAAAAACGGAAGCCCTACAAACGCAACTATTTTAAATTCTTTCAATAACTTACTTTATGGTAATGGTATTGCGTGTAAGAATGTTGAACGTAATATGCAAGACTTTGTTAAGTTTAAACAAATATTATCTAACAAAGATTTAAGACGTATTATTTCAGACTTCAATCTATTTGGTGAGGCTGCTATGCAAATAGTAAAAGATAAAAAAGGGGATATAAATGCTATTTATCATTTACCTAAAGAAAAAGTAGTGCCAAGTTTAGAAAATGAAGAGGGAGAAATTGAAAACTATTGGTTTTGTAAGGACTGGATCAACACAAATAAAAACCAGCCAGAAGAATTTTCAGCTTTTGGAACTTCTAACGATGCAATAGAGATTTATTGTATTAGCCCTTACAACGCAGGTAAGAACTATTTTAGCGACCCAGACTATTTAGCTGGTTGCCCTTACGCTGAAATGGAAGAGGAAATTGCTAACTTGTATATTAATTCTATTCGTAAAGGTTTAAGTGCTGGATATATCATTAATATTCCAGACGGTAACGGACTAACACCAGAACAAAAAGAAGAGTTAGAACATAAAATAAAAGCTAAATTAACAGGCTCTCCAAATGCTATGAGCTTTGTTATAAACTTTCACGGAGTAGATGCTGAAATTACAGTTGTTCCTTTTCCAGTTAATGATAATGTTCATAAACAATGGGAGTATTTGACAGGAGAGGCAAGACAACAATTATTAACAGCTCATGGTGTTGTTTCTCCTATGTTATTTGGAATTAAAGACAGCACAGGTTTAGGTAATAATGCTGACGAATTAGATACAGCAGAAGCACAATTAATGAAACGTGTTATACAACCTAAACAAAGATACATTTTAGAGGCTTTAGATGATATTTTAAATCATTATAATATAAACTTAAACTTATATTTTATTCCTTTAACAGACACAACGCAAACAACCGATGTTAATATGAGTTCGCATGTTTGTTGTAGTGATGAAAAAAAAAATCTTGACACAACTGTAGCTGATGAATTAATAAGTTTAGGCGAAGAAATAAGCGAAGATTGGGTACTTGTTGAAAGTGAAATAATTACAAGTGAAACAAATTTAGAGTTTGCGAGTACAGGAGTAGCAAAACCAAATACGAAAAGCGAATTAGACGGGGAAAAATTTAAGTCAAGATTGCGTTATGGTGGCGAATTAAGTGCAAATAGTAGGGAGTTTTGCAGAAAAATGGTTAATGCTAATAAATTATATCGTATTGAAGATATAAAAGCAATGAGTAATAAGGTTGTAAATGAGGGTTGGGGCGCTAATGGTTCAAATACTTATGATATTTTAATGTATAAAGGTGGAGGTTCTTGTCGTCATTATTGGGTTCGTGAAACATACGAATTAAAAGCTGATGTAAATAACCCTTTAGCAAAACAAATAACACCAGCAGAAGCAAGAAAAGAGGGCGAAATATTGCCTAAATTAGATAAAAAGATATATCAAAAACCAAACGATATGCCTAATAATGGATTTTTAAAACCAAGATAAATGGAATTTTTATTAATTAACCCAACAGACATAAGCAAAACCACTATTTTAGGCGGTAATGTTGACCCAGATAAATACAGATATTGCGTTTATAATGCTCAATTATTAGTATTAGAACCATTGTTAGGAACTGAACTATACAATAAGATTTTAGAAGATGCAGAAGCTAATAGTTTAGCAGGTTTATATTTAGAATTATACACAAAATTTGTTAAGCCAATAGTTAAAAATGAGGCTTTAGCAGAGTATTTAGAAATCGCTTCTTATATGGTTACTAATGGGGGTATTTTTAAACACAGTCCAGAAAGTAGTGAAGTTGTAGACAAACAAGAAGCACAATTTTTAGCAGGTAAATATCATAACATTGCACAAACTCATGTTCAAAGGTTTAACAAATGGATTTGTAAAAATACTTTAACTGAATATAAAACTTACCAAGATGAAGTTAATGCGGTTAAAAATGTAAGTCTTGCAAGTGGTTGGTTTTTAGATGGTGGTAAAAAAGATATTAAATGGTATTTAAAATAACACAAGGACGTAACAAGGTTTGTAAAGATAGTCAAGGGGGTATAAATAAAATATACCTCTTTAAGTATGTTAATTATTTACGTTCTGAAATTATTTTAAACAACAATGTTTTAGTCACTTACCCTGCAACAACAATTTATCCTTTTGAAGTAGATAATCAACCAAGCATAAGCCAAACGCAAACAGAAGAAAACGGAAGTAAATATTTTGATTTAAAAATTGACTTTGAACTTGTAAAAGAAAACGGATTTAATTACGAAAGTTTTTTAAATTTCAACTTTAATATAATAGCACAAGATAGAAACGGAAATTTTCGCTTTTTAGGCAATAGAAACGGTTTAGAGTGCAATAATATTCAATACACAACAGGAGGCGGTAAAACTGATTTTAATGGGGTTAAATTGTCTTTTGAAGGTAAAGAAGAGAAAGAGGCTTGGTATATTGATAGTTTAAACGGTGCAGGGTTCACGATAGCGGGAGAAGATACAAACGAATATTTACTACAAGAAAACGGAGATTTCTTACTACAAGAAGATGGTTTTAAAATTATATTATAATGGCAAATAAAAAAATAAGCGAATTAACAAGTGCGACTTTACCTTTAGCAGGAACTGAAGAAATTGCAATTGTTCAAGGTGGAGAAACTAAAAAAGTAGCGGCTTCTGATTTAATAATTCAACAATACGTAGACATTTCAACGTCAACTTATACGATTACAAGCGCTGACCATAACAATATTTTCAGAATACACACAAATTGCACGATAACTATTCCAAGTGGTTTAAGAACTGATTTCACTTGTACAGGATTA